GCTAATGCTGACAGCATGTCAGATAAAGAATTAGCTAGAGAATATGTTATTTGGAATGCAGAGCAAATTAAAAACCAATTTGATAACTATGACGAATGGCCTGATAGTGTCAAAATGGCTGCTGTAGACCTTGCATACAATGGCGGTAGAATAACTAGATATGCTAACTTCAGTCGCTTTCTTGCAGAGGGCAAGTACCAAGATGCTATGAAAGAAACATTAGATATTGTTACTGCCAATGATCCAAAGACAAGTAGAAGTGGTGCTTTGCGTGGTCTTGGTAATAGACGTTTTGATATATATAACTACGTTGCAGAAGAGTTAAATTTCCCAGCAATAACTGATTTGAAGGTAGTCAAAAGAGGTACAGGAAGTCTGTTTTCTTATACAACTGCTGATGGGGCTACAATAGATAAAGCTATTGGCTCTCCTATACATTCTGCATCTGGCAAATATGATACCGTAAAAAAAAAGACTAGACCTGTAGATGATATAATTTCTCCAGATGATGCAATGCTGGAGGAAGTTACAAAGCCTCCTCCATCTACACCTCCTGTTTCTGAAGAAATAGACATAGCTCCTTCTGAAGAAGTAGATTTAGCTCCTGTTGAAGAAACTGTATTGTCTACAGTTCCTCCTAGTGCTGAGTCCAGAAAAGAAAGAGTATCAAGAATTTCAGATGCTATGTTTCCTGAAAGTGAGCAACCATCTATTCAGCAAACCCCTGACATTCAGCAGCCACAAGAACAAACAATAGATTTTCCTCTTCCAGAAGGAGGGTCTTTTGAGTCTATATTTGAAGTAAGTAAATTTGGTGTTGGAGCAGAAGAAAGTTTTGCTGTCCCCAATCAACACATCCATCCACCAGAAGTTTTAGCGCAAGCACAAGCACAAAGAGCAGCTCAAGCCACTATTGACTCACCTCCAAAACCTGATCCAGTAACAAAATCTGATTCTCTTTCTCCATCTATTGAAGCAATAAAACAAGAACCAAACTTTAATTTTATAGGCAAGGACAGGTACGGAACTCCTGTTGAGTCTATGCTTGATGATGACAGGTTTGATTATCATATGTTTACCCCGACTGAGGGGCAAGCATTTATGGCTGCAATGCGACAGTATAATGTTTTGCCAGCTTTAGGACGTTTACTTTATTCTAAGACCTCCCCAAACATGAGAGCTGTTGAAGGATATAGTGTTTACAATGATACCGTTCTTAAAAATTTAGTTGGTGAAGATGGTCTTTATTTCTTTAGACACATGGGTAGTCATGCTCAAGCTATGGAAAAATATAGAAGATTAAATCAAGACTATGAAGACATGATGACTGTAAACATGAGTCCTTCTGGTACTGGTTATTCTATTATTTCAGCTTTACTTGACCCATCTATTTTGCTTCCTGTTATTCCAACAAAAATAGCTGGTGCTTCTAGAAAACATAGGTTTGCTCGTGGTTTTATGCTTGGCTATGCAACAACTGGCCCACAACAAGCTGTTATTGAAACTCAAAATGAAAGTAGAGATGCTACTAATGCCATACTTGCTGTAACAGCTGCTGGTTTTCTTGGGGGTGCTTTGTCAGTAGGTCTTGGTAAAGCTTACAGTCCAGCAGTTATTGCAGAGATGAGGCTTAACCAAGATAAAATGAGAACTCAATTACTTGGGCAAAAATCCTTATACACAAAAGAGCAGATTAAAGAACTTAAAGCTATATCTTCTGCTGGAGCATCAATAAGTCCAGAGCTTGCAAGAACTAATGCTTACAGACAGCTTGAACAAGAGTCACTTGCAGAAACAGGTTTCGGCATTGAACGGTTAGGATGGAATCCTGTTAACCGTATGTTTAAAAGTGAGAACGCAATTGTAAGAGGTTTAGCCCCAGCAATGGTTGATGTTGGTGGGTTGATGCAAAAGAAAGTAAGTCAAGAGATTGCTATGGAGCAATCTGTAGAAACTACTTTTAGAACAACATTTTATCCTCAGTTACTTGAAGCTGTAAATGAAGCTGATTTGGCTTACATGGCCTATAGAAACAAACAAGTTTCTAGCAATGCTGGAATGAGAGCTTTGCAGATGACTGGTCAAAGATTCATGGATGGTACTGCAAGCTTGTTTAAGCGACATGATGGTTCTCTAAGTGAAGTACAGTTTAGAGCTAGGGTAGGTATGGCTATGCGCCGTAATGATTTAGACCCTATTCAAGATGTAGCTACTCCTCATGTAAACAGAGCTGCAAAGGCATACAGAAAAGTTTTTGAAAAAGTAAAATCAGAAGCCAATAGTGTAAGGCTTTTTGAAGCAGAAATAGCTGCTGATATAGCAAGAGCTACAGCAAAAGGTGATACTGTTCTTGTAGCAGAATTACAGCAAAATCTTTTAAGGCTTAGAAATGAAGGAGTTACTGTAAACACGGCAGCTTCTTATTTACCAAGAATATACAGAATTGATAGAATTGAACGAAACGTACCAAGATTCTTACAAATAGTAAGAAGTTGGGCTATGCGTTCTGAAGGAATGTCTCAACGTCAAGCAGATACTTTTGCTGCACAAGTGTTGGATACAGTAACAAGACGTAGACCTTTTATTGACTATGAACATGCTACAGATGCTCTTGACTGGGTAAAAAATCCGTCTGGGGTTCAGAGAAGAAGTTTAAAAATACCTGATGAACTATTAGAAGAATTTTTAGAAAGTGATGTTGAAGCACTTGTAAAATCTCACGTTAAAACAATGGGTATGGATATAGAGCTTACTCGTAAATTTGGTTCTTCATCTATGGATGATTTACTCAAACAAGTAGAAACTGAGTATCAAAGACTAATAAGTGAAACAACAGATTTTACCAGAAGGTCGGAGCTTGCTGAAGGTCTTGCAAGAGACATGAGAGATATTCGTGGTTTGCGTGATAGGTTGCGTGGAACTTACGGAGCATCTAAAGACCCACACGCTCTGTCTAGTCGTTTTGTTAGAGTCATGAAATCATTTAATGTTTTGACTGGCATGGGCAGCGCAATGATATCTTCAATACCAGATTTAGCGAGAATAGCTATGGTAGAAGGTTTTCAAAATGCTTATGGAAGAGGTTTTGCTACCTACTTTGACCAGCAAGCAGCATTGGTCAGAACTATGGCAAAGCCTGAACTGGAGAAAGCTGCTGTTGCTGTAGACGCTGCTCTTGGCCTAAGAGCGCATGCTATGTCAGATTTAGGTGATTTGTTCGGCAACAGGTACGCTATTGAACGTGGTCTCAATGATGCGACTGGAATGTTTTTTCTTATGAATGGTTTGAATATATGGAATCAAGTTCTTAAAGAAATAGCTGGCAATGTCACTATGCTTAGAATGACAGAATCCATTATGAAAACTGGAGGTTGGAATAGACTCACACGTTCTGAAAAAGAAAAACTTTTGAAGAATGGGATTGACCAGCAAAGCTATGGCATTATGCGTATGAACATTGATAGACATGGCGAAAAAGTTGGTAACGAATGGCTTCCCAACACAGAAGCATGGACAGATGGAACACAACGTTTGCGATTTAGAAATGCTTTAAATCAGAATGTAGAACGCATTATTGTAACACCTGGGGCTGGTGACAGGGCGTTGTGGACTTCAACAGAGATGGGTTCATTGCTAACACAGTTTAAATCTTATGGTCAGGGAGCAATGGTTAGAATGCTTACATCTGGTCTACAAGAAAAAGACGGAGCCTTTTGGCAAGGCGCATTTTTAATTGTTGGCTTGGCTGCATTGGTTAATGAGATTAAAAGAGCGCAATATGGATTAGAAAGTTCTGAATCTTTTGACCAAAAGTTAATAAATGCAATCGATAGGTCTGGTCTATTAGGATACTTCACAGATGTAAATAATGCGATAGAAAAAATAAGTGACTATAAACTTGGAATGAGACCATTCCTTACAGATCAGCCTTCATATCCAGTTCACACTGGTGCAAAAGCTGGGGCTGTCTTCGGGCCTAGTGCAAGTGCATCTTTGAATATGACAAGCATATTAGGTGATGTACTTAATGGAAGTGTTGATGCTCAAACAGCAAAAGATTTGAGATTTATATTCCCTACAGGCAACCTTCCTTATTTAGACCCCATATATGATGGAGTCTTTGGTGAAGGTAATGTGAATAGACAACCAGAGGCTAACAGGAGATAGAATAGGCTATGGCTACTATATCGATAGCAGATAATGACGCTCGAGTTCAGTATACGCAGGCAGCTACTGCAAATACGACACAGCTTACTATTGACTTTCCTTTCTTTAGTCTGGATGACATTAATGTTATTGTTACCAGTTCTACTGGGGTGGATACTACGCTTACTAGAGGAACTGGCACAGGAACTTTTGCTGTTACAGGAGTTTCTGTTGATGATGGTTTCTCTGGTGGGCATATTACTGTTGGCGATACTTATGCTAGTGGTACTAAATTCACTATATTCCGTGATATTCCTGTAGTAAGAACAACAGATTTTCCTACATCTGGCCCTTTTAATGTATCTGCTTTAAATACTGAGTTAGACAAGATTTTTGCTATTGAGCAAGAACTTGAAACAAAAGTTGGCAGAACTATGAAGTTGGCTGATTCTGACACAGCAGCTTCTCTTACTTTGCCTAATCTTGATACAAGAAAAGGCACTACTTTGGCTTTTAACGCTACGAGTGGATTGCCAGAAGCTGGACCTGATATAGCAAGTGTTGGTACTGTAGCAACAAACGTAGCAAACATTAACACAGTAGCTGGGATATCTGCCAATGTCACAACGGTGGCTGGAATTAGTTCTAATGTTAGTACTGTGGCTGGCATTTCAAGTAACGTCTCCACTGTAGCTGGCATAGCTTCTAATGTTACATCTGTTGCTGGCAATGCAACAAACATAAATGCTGTTGTTAGTAATAGCACTAATATTAATACAGTTGCTGGTATATCTTCTGACATAACAACAGTTGCAGGAATTTCAGCAAACGTAACGACAGTTGCTGGAATACAAGCTAATGTTTCATCTGTTGCAGGAATTTCCAGTGATGTAACATCTGTTGCGAATATTGCTAGTAACGTAACAACGGTTGCTGGAATAAACACAACTCATCTATCAAATGTATCTGGTGTTGCAAGTAATGTTGCTTTGTTAGGAACAGCAGACGCTGTGTCAGACTTAAACACACTTGCTGCTATATCTTCAGATATTACATCTTTAGCTGATTCTCTTGAGAAAACATACGTTGTTACTGTTGCAAATCCTGGCTCTGGAAATGTTTTTGTACTTGATAGTGTAAACAACCCATCAATAGAAATGTTCAGAGGTAATACATATATCTTTGATGTTTCTGATTCTAGTGTAGCTGGTCATCCTTTGGCTTTTAAAGATGGCTCTGGTAACTCATGGACAACAGGTGTAACAACAACAGGTACGGCTGGTCAGGCTGGTGCAAAAGTTACATTTGAAGTTCCATCTAATGCTCCAGCTTCTATGAGATATTATTGTACTGTTCATGGCAATGGCATGGGCAATACTATTACAGTCAAGGATAGCAACATATCTCTTGTTGCTGGTAGCATTGCTAACATAAACACAGTTGCTGGTATTAATGCCAATGTAACTACTGTAGCTGGGATACAGGCTAACGTAACTACTGTTGCTGGAATAAGCTCAAATGTTACCACAGTGGCAGGAGATTCGACAAACATAGGCACAGTAGCGGGTTCAATTACTAACGTAAATAATGTTGGCGGCTCTATATCAAATGTAAATACAGTAGCTTCTAATATCTCTGGTGTTAATAGCTTTGGTGAGCGTTATCGTGTATCAGCCAATGCACCTACAACAAGCCTCGATGCTGGTGATTTATGGTTCGATACAACAAATAATATAATGAAAGTGTATGGCAGTTCTGGTTTTGCCAACGCTGGCTCATCTGTTAATGGGACATCTAATCGTGCAGATTTTGTAGTAGGCACTTCTTCTGGTGCTTATAATGGTTCAACTACTGTATTCCCTGTTACTTATGATGCAGGATTTGTAGACGTTTATTTGAATGGCATTAAACTGCAACCAGCAGATTTTACAGCAACAAACGGCACAAGCGTAACGCTTGGCTCTGCTGCTCAGACAAATGACACAGTGTCTCTAGTTGCATTTGGCACATTTAATGTTTCCAACTTTAGCATCAATGATGCAAATGATGTTAACACAGGGGGCGTATCAAATGGTCAGGTGTTGGCTTTCAATAGTTCAACATCAGACTTTGAGCCAACCACAATATCTAGTGATTTAGTAAGCGATACGAGTCCCCAGCTTGGAGGTACGCTGGACACCAATGGACAAGCTATTCAGTTTGGATCAAGCAAGTGGACAATAGAATTAAGCGGTAACAATCTGTTATTTAAATACAACGGCACTGCAAAAATTAAATTTGCATCCGATGGTGAGATTGTGACTGTTGATGATGTAACTGCATTTGGAACAATCTAATGGCTATAGCAGCATCAGGCGCAGTTAGTTTTTCTGATCTACGAACTGAGTTTGTAGGTGGTTCTTCTGCTATATCTTATTCAGATTTGTATCGTGGTGGTTCAAACATTAGAACAAAGGCAGGTAACAATACTGGCGTAAATCTTGCTGCATCTGTGCCTACTAGCGGTACAATTAACATTGCAAACTTTAGAAGTCAGGCTAAAGGGTTTAGATTTACATATACATCTGGTGCAACTAATCAAAATGCGTCTGCACTTTTTGGCGATGATTATGCTGTAGATTATCCAAAAGAAATTGTAATAAATAATGGCGTTGAGCTTGGTGCAACAAGCACATCTGAAGAAGCGTTGCAGATAGATACTGGTGCATCAGGTACAATTACAATAACCAACAATGGCACATTAAGCGGTGCTGGTGGTGCGGCTGGCTCTGCTGGTGGTGATGCTTTTGAAGCAGATATTGCTTGCACATTAATAAACAACGGCACTATCAGAGCTGGTGGCGGTGGCGGTGGTACTGGCGGTGTAGGTGGAAATGGTTCATACACAAGTACAACTACATTAGGGCCATATAATTCTTTTAGCTCTCATGTGCATGGTGCAATTTGGCAAACCTACCCTTACTCTACTGGCACGACAGTTTATATACGATTTGCTTATTCTTTAGTTTTTAGCGGTACAGGTTCATTTAGTAGCTACACATCAGGAAGTCATACATATAACAGAGGCTCATATAACGGGCTGGGTGGAGGCAACAACGATGTGGCTCACTGGAATATTAGTCGTACAACTAGCTCTACATCAAACTCAAGTGGTGGTTCTGGTGGAGCTGGAGGAGTAGGTGCAGGCTATAACCAATCTGCGGCTAGTGGGTCTGGTGGTGTAGCTGGCGGTACTAATGCTGGCACAGGCGGCACAGGCGGTACTGGTGGTAGTTTTGGTTCTGCTGGTAGCACAGGTAATACTGGTGCTAATGGCAATGTTACAAATGGAGCTGCTGGTTCATCTGGTGGCGCAGCTGGTAATTATATTCGTGGGCTTAGTTTTGTAACACTCACACAATCAGGCACAGTTCAAGGGGGTACGGCATGACGCAGTACACAGTAGCAGAAATCAATAACAATATAGCTAAAATTCAGTTCTCTGACGGCACATGGACATTTTTGGAATTGAATGCGGACATGACAGAGATCGATTTGGATGACGCAGTGTTTGCTATAA